CTCGTAGGCTCCGCCTTTGGTTGCGATGCGCCAGACGCGAAGGTTTAGGCCGACGAAGTAGGGGTTGCCAAGGGCGGCGGTCAACTCTGCTGTGCTGTATTGGTTCTTAATCATGCTTACACTATACCACAGGACTGCAAAAACACAAGGATTTTTTTGCGATTCTGCAAAGTATTTTTGTTGATGCCCCCTCCCCATTTTTGAGAAAATTCGAACGAGCGTTTGATTTTTTAGGTCCGGGGGGGTGAAATTTCAATCTCCTCATCTTTTATTTTAATTAATTTAATTTAACCAGTCTTTATCTATAAGTCTTATAGGTATCTATTCTTATTACTCTATACATATTACTATGTTTATGTATAAACATCCCTATTCTTCTATATATGTACCCACCCCCTGCCCTTTTCTAAAACTTTGGGGGCCAATGAATAAAATCATAAATTATCAAAATGAAAAAATTCGGGGGCCTATTTTATTTCTATAAGTTTAATTTAACCTTTCTTCCTAAATATGATAATGGGTGGGCGAAGGGCCTTATGAATAAAAATTGACTTAGATATTAAAATTGTTATTTTGTATTATACAATATGAAAGTTGTTTTTTCCCACTGGTCACAAACTAAATCTGATAGTAATAAATTCTTTAAAGAACTGGCGGCTGTTTCTAATTTCTTGGCAAAGAATTGTGGATATGAAACCGTATTATATACAGACGACTTGGGAGAAAGCGCCTCTTATAAAATAGAATATGATAATGTAATACGTTTGCCGCAAAACGTATTAGATAAATTTCCAAAAACACTTTGGAATTTGGGAAAACTTTTGGCGATATCCTTAGTAAAGGAACCTTTTATTCATTTAGACTTTGATCTTTTGTTGATGAACCCAGTTAATGAAGACCTGTTAAAGAAACCGGCAATTTTCTTTCATCAAGAAACGTGGATGGATAGAACTCTACTCGACTCTTCTTTTATTATTAAAAGATCCCCACAAAATTTAAATAAGAATTATCGTTCCTATAATTGCGCTATTATGGGAGGAACCGATTATAAAGCTTTTAATGAAGTCTCTAAAGAAATTTACAATTTTGTTATAGAGAACGGCGAATATCTAGAAAAGATGAATATTCAACAAAATAAAATGAAGAAAAAAAATCAGGTAAAAGATTATTTATATTTACCTATGTTAGTCGAACAGTTATGGATGCCGCAACTTTTAAAAAATAAAAATATTAATATTGAAACTGTTTTGTATGATAAAACTTTTGATGAATATGAGTTAGTAGATTATACAGAAAACTATGATCCGAAAGCTTTTATGGAGAAGAGCGGTCAAGAAAATCTAATAAAAAAATATCATGAATATTTTGCATTATTAAATACTAAAGCAAAAGAATTGGGACATGTACATTATTATGGAGAAAATAAATATAAATTTAAAGATAATATTATTAAATTTGCTCTAGATAATAATCTAAAATACTAGATACGGCGCGTATCAAAAATATTTTTAAAAATCAAAATAAAAAGTGTCCATACTATATATAGTGTAAATATAAGTATTCTTTCATGAAGTCTAAAAAAGAAACCCCGCGCGATGTTTCTCCGTACACGGAGAAGAAAAAAACTAAAACAACTATAGATTTAAATATTCGTGAATTACCATGGACAGATAAACAAAAAGAATTTATAAACCTTGCTTTAGATAAAAAAACTAAAGTCGTTATCCTTAGAGGTGTTGCTGGCACCGCCAAAACAATCTTGGCCGTTTACTGCTCATTAAGGAAAATCAAGGAAAAGAAGTCTAGCGAAATATATTATAGCCGCGTGCCTGTTGAATCTTCAGTTCACGGAATTGGTTATATTAAAGGTACCTCTGAAGAAAAAATGTCACCATACACACAGCCACTTGTAGACAAACTAAATGAATTGTTGCCCATCCCACATGTTAAGGCCCTTATGATGGACGAAAGGATAGTTGGTGTGCCATTGGGATTTTTAAGAGGTTTAAACATTTCGAATGCCAGCTTTATAATGGACGAGGCGCAAAATTGCCGTATCGAAGACTTCTTATTAGTAATGACACGTATGGCAAACTTTTCCACGCTATTTATTTGTGGAGATGCTCAACAGTCAGATATTAAACAAAGTGGGTTTAATAAAGTGTTTGATTTATTCGATAAAGATTGCGCTAAAGAGCGCGGCATTCACACTTTTGAATTCGGTAAGGAAGATATTGTAAGATCTGAAATTCTGTCCTATATTATCGAACAGTTCGAAAATATTAAAAAGTAATTATTTATAATATTCAATAATTTTTTTAGGGATATCTAGGTATTCTTTATAAGATTTTAATATTCGATTTGGCGATTCATCCTGAATCTTTTGATAGGTTCTATTGTCTTCTGGCCATTCGTTGAATTTATAAAGAAATGCGTATTTATATAGGATGGCATTGGCCGCTTGTGCGTATTTTTTAGGGTCAAAAAGATTGTTGTTTTTAATAATTTTAACCACACCCTTCTCACAATTAATTTCTAATTCCATTAGTGCAATTAATTCTGTTTTATATTTTTCCGGTTTTGAAAGAATTTGAGAGTACGTTACGTCGTAATTACAAAAACGGTCCCAGTATTTAGAGTTGTCACGCCACTGCATAAAGTGACAGTATTCGTGGATAAGAATTCCAAACCATTCTTCCTCGTCCGATCCGCCTTTCGCAACCTTAATTACAGGATTATCTTTTGCATCTAAATAGAAAAGTCCAGAGCATTTATTCTTGCCGCCGCAGTACCGACCTTTTACGAAAATTAGTTTACCGTCGAGATCTTCTACGTCCTCTTTAATTATACTATATACATCTGAGTTTATTAAAAACGACATCAGTAGTGATTTACACCGTTATTTTTATAAACTGCTTACAGAAGAGATTTTAGAATTTTTTTGTGTAAGTGTATAAAATACTAGTGTATGAAATACTTTTGCTCAAAATGTGGTAAGACTACCGAATATAATTTTGAACTTCCGAAGTTCTGTTCTTGTTGCGGCCAATCTTTCGCTTCAAAATCTGTAGTCAAACAGGGATCCAAGACTGAAAAGTTTTTAAATGAATTAAAATTAAAGAAAAATGTAAACCGTTATGATGAAGAGGCTTACGATGAAGAGGAAATTCCAACTATCGATTTTAAAAAAGTAAAAGCCTCTTTTAAATTAGACCTTTACCAATCAAAGGGCGAATCATTTGGAAACTTGATTGACAACCCCTCTCAGAAAATAGATTTTGGACAAGAGAATCCCAACAATGAAAAGAAAACAAGAGAGCAAATCTTAAAAGAATTTCAAAAAGAAGCTGGGCTTTCTAGAAATCAAGAATAATATATGCCTTCCAAAAAAGTTGTAAGGCCCACTTTCGAAGAATCGATAGATATTATCAATTCTGAAATTCAAAAACGTAAACACCGTTGGCACTTAACAGCTATCGCATGGATGGATTTTGACGATGTATCCCAAAGATTAAGATTACATATTTATAAAAAATGGGAGAAATGGGATTGTAAAAGACCTTTAAGGCCATGGCTTAATCAGGTTATCAACCACCAGATGACCAATATGTTAAGAAATCACTATTCGAATTTCTCTAGACCTTGCCTAAAGTGCCCATTTAATACTGGCGAGTACGGTTGTTCTATTTATGGTTCACAAAATAATTCCTGCAAAGACTATAAGAAGTGGGAGAAAAGTAAAAAGTCCGCCTACGATGTTAAATTCCCATTAAGTATGCACAGTCCTAACCATGACAATCCAGAAACAACATTAGAAAGTGTTTTGCACGATACTGAAAATAATATAAATATAGAAGACCTCATGCCGCTTTTCCACGAAATGATGAAAAAACATTTAAGCAATATAGAATGGAAAGTATATGATTATATGTTCTTGCAACATTTTGATGATTCAGAGGTTGCTAAGAAAATGGGTTATAAACTAAGTTTAAAAGAGGGTCGTCCAGCCTATAGACAAATTAGCAAAATTAAATCCCGTATTCTACAAAAAGCGCGCGAAATTGTAAAGGAGGTCGTCTAATGGAGCTTGATCAACAACAACAAAACAGGGTAAAAGAAATCTTGCAAAAAAATCCAGACGCAACCCTGACTGAAATTACGGCTTATGCCTATGAAAATGAAACGGTCGATAGCAGAAGCAAAGAGGGTAGGGCTCTAAAACAGTTTTTATTAGATAACAATATAGAATATAAAAATAGATCTGTTTTCCAAAGAGACAGGGTTTCCTTAAATACTGAACAGGAAGAGTTTATAAAGAATAACTATAAAAATCAGCACTACTTAGATATGGCTAAAATCTTATTTAAAAATAATAATTTAACACATTTAAGTCTAGAGTCTAGAGAGGTTAACAAGTTGGTAGAAAAAATACAGAAAAGCGATCCCACGTATCTTGAGATGAAAACTTATGCCCCCACAGAGAATCAAGCTCCGGGGTCTATGGGAGAATATTTTCCACCAAGGCGTCTTGACCAAACACTTTATAGAATTAATAAATATCTAAATATTGGATGGGAACAGGGTAAGCTAAAAGCCACTCAATTAAGACAGGTTGAAATGCTTCAAAGGTACATGAATACTTTTAGTTTTTGTTATCAAATTAATACTTATAAAAGAGAGGACGACAGAAAACTATTTGAAGATGCTTTTATTCGTTATACATACAACAAAGAAGACTTGACACAGGAAGAGCTGGACCAGTTTGTTACGTTATGCACTGAAACAGTTACCGCTTCGAGTATATTGCAACAAGTTGAAGATTTACGGCAACTATTAAGACAGGCGTCCGAAGAAGACGAGGGGCGTAATATTAAAATGAGTTTAAACGAGGCAATTAGTAGTTTACAAACAGAATACAATCAATGCCGCACACGACAAAACAAATTATATAAATCATTGGTAGACGACCGTTCTAAAAAAATGCAGGACCGTAAACAAGAAAACGCTAGTATATTGAATTTAGTACAGGCGTGGAAAGACGAAGAAAGACGTAAAAGCATTATCATTTTGGCCGAAGCTCAAAAACAAAATCTCGAAGACGAGGCAAGACGTTTATCTTCAATGGACGAGTTAAAAGCCGTTATTCGTGGAATTGATATTGATGAAATGGTTAACGGCTAATATAATATATTATGAACTTAGATAAAAATAAAATATATCTAAAATGTAAAGTTTGTGGAGAGGAATTTAATTATTTTGCCGAACTACAAAAACACTTAAAGGATTATCATAAGCTATCTGTTAAAACATACTTCGAAACGTATTGGAAACGTATTGACCGTTTCGATGGAAAGAAAATAGAATACAAATCTTTCGACCAGTATATCACTTGCGACTTTGTAGACAAGAAAAACTATAAAAACTGGTTAAAGACCCTAAGTCAAGAGGAGTGTGCGGATTATTTTACAAATAAAATTAGCCAGTATTGTGATTTAAAAAACCTAGATACAGCACCCGCTCAAGTAGAGTGTCAAACGATTAATTGTTTATTACCCGTTAGTACAATCGAATCATTTTCTGGAATGAGCTACAATGATTTATGTAAAAAGGGTGTATTGTATTCTAGATTTAATTATTCTATTCCAGATGAAATTCCTTTTACAGCCATTCCACAAATTATTGTAGATACTCGGGAACAAAAACCTTTTCAATTTGAAGGCCATACTTTAATTGAATCTAAATTAGAATACGGAGATTATTCTCTTCATCCTAACAATAAATTAGCCGTCGAGCGTAAAAGCTTAAACGATTTTTACGGGACGTTAAGTGGTGGACGCGAAAGATTCGAAAGAGAAATCGAAAAAGCTAAAAAGCTCAAAGGATATATTGTTGTTGTCGTGGAATCAACTATTAATACAATGATGTATCAAAAACAAAAATTTAGCAAAGCTTCTGGTGAATTTGTCGCTCATAATATGAGACAGCTTCTAAGAAGCTATGACAATTTACAATTTGTTTTCTGTGATGGTCGTGAAGATGCCAAAATTAAAACTCTACATATTTTAGCAATGAACGAGGAGGCTTGTAAATTTGATTTGCAATACTACTTTGACACAATATGGCCCTTATAGTAGGAGATCAAAATAAAAAGCTAATTGTTAACACTAACAGGGAGCTTTCCGAGTTAGAAGGAGATTTAACAGACCAAGAGGCAAGAGTTTCTCTAGCTAAGTTCTTGCGTTATAACTTAGGGTTTACTACGGATTTAGCTTTAGGGCTAACTCTAGAGTCTTATCAAGAGTTAACATTAAATTCTTTTTTTAATAGGAATTATTGTATGCTTATTTGGGGTCGCGGTTGTGCTAAAAGTTTTTGTGCTGCAATTTATTGTATATTAAAGTGCATGTTTGAACCTGGAACGAAAATACTGATTGCTTCAATTAACTTTCGTACAAGTCGCCGCGTATTTAATGAAATCGAAAAATTCTTGAGTTCTCCGCAAGCGGCTTTAGCTAGCCAGTGTTTTGGATTAAAAAGCAAACGTAACGACCAATATGAATGGCAAGTTAATGGGGGAAGCATTACGGCAATCCCATTGACTGGAGAAAAAATTCGTGGTATTCGTGCAAACGTTCTTATCCTTGATGAGTTTTTATTGTTGCCACCAGATATTATTGACAACGTTCTCATTCCGTTCTTGAGTTCTCCACGAGATGTTGGAGAAAGAATTCGTACTAGAAAATTAGAAGATGAATTAATTAAAAAGGGACTATTACATCCAGACAATAAACAAATTTTTGAAAACACTTCTCAGATGCTATGCTTAAGTTCGGCAAGTTATACGTTTGAACATTTGTTTCGTGTTTATCAACAGTGGTCGCATTTGATTGAAAACCCAGAAGCCCAAGATAGTAAAGAGGGGGAATTACCAGGAACTTATTTTATTTCACAGTTAGGTTATGAGGCTTTACCGCCGCATATGGTAGACCAAGGCGCAATTCAAGTTGCTAAAAGCGGAGGAAGTTCTCATCACTCTTTTCTTCGTGAATATTGTGCGCGTTTTATTGATGGAGGTGACAGCTATTTTTCACCTAAAAAAATGCACGATTGTACAATCCCAGACGGTGAATATCCAACAACTAAAGTCATCGGAGATTCAGATAAAAAATATATTATATCTATCGATCCAAACTTTTCTTCGTCAAAGGGCGCAGACTATTTTGCCATGAGCGTAGTTGAAATAGATGAAGAGAAAAAGCAGGGAATTTTAGTTCATGGTTATCAGGCGGCGGGGTCTTCGCTACAAGATCATATAAAATATTTTTATTATTTATATAAAAACTTTAATATTGCCCTAATTGTAATTGACCATGCTGGTGCTGACACGTTTATAGACGCGGTAAACAATTCTCAATTTTTTAAAGATATAAATCGTAAAATTGGCTTTGTGGATTTTGAGTCCGATAAAGAAAACGAAGATTATACTAAAATGTTAAAAGACTGCGCCCGTCAATATAATAAAGATTTTGGAAATATATGCATTAAACAGTATTTTACCAGTTTCTTTTTGGGCAGAGCTAACTCCTACCTACAAACCTGTATTGATCATAAAAAAATATGGTTTGCTTCTAGAGCCAGTAACCACCCAGATATATTAGAAAATATTTTTACAATGAATCTTCCTATGGAGTATATCTACCCTAGAGGTATCGGGGAAAAAGCCGATAATGAATATGAAACAAAAAAATTGACTGTTCGTGAATTTATAGAACAACAAGATTTTATTGTTCAAGATACTAAAGACCAATGCGCCAATGTTGAAGTTACTACGACATCCAGAGGTACCCAAAGCTTTGATTTACCATCCCATCTAAAGAAGTCTACAAGTATTAATAGAGCTAGAAAAGATAACTATACCACTCTTATGTTGGGGAACTGGGGTGTTAAAGCCTATTTTGATATAATGGCCCCAGAGAATTTTGCAAAAAGAAACACCGAATTCGTTGCAGAATTAATTTAATAAAATATCAGATTTCGGTGTAATAGACTGTTATAATAAGTTATGGCGAGTAACAACAATAATAATAAAAATATTAAATTCCCAGAACCGCAGGTAATTGAAGGATCTATAAAGTCAAAAGACACTATAGAAGTCAAAGCTAGTCGAGGAGAGGTGAATACCTCCGTAAGAAGGAATAGATCTTCAACGATTTCTAGAACTGATAAATATAAAAATATTGAAGGCGGCGTTATTCCTTTTATTTATGGTGGTGGGTATGGTAAATATACTTCTAATATAAGCATTAAAGATACTATTATTCTTTGCCAAAAAGCTTATTACAATTTCTCTATTTTTAGAAATACTATAGACCTAATGACTGAATTTAGTTGTTCGCCAATTTATTTTACAGGTGGAAATGAACAGTCTCGCAAGTTTTTCCAAGCATGGGCCGATAGGGTAAACTTATGGCGTTTACAGGATATGTTCTTCAGAGAATTTTTCCGTAGTGGGAATGTATTTCTTTATAAATTAAATGCCCAATTTACAAAACAGGATATGAGAGTTCTTTCTGATTTAATTACAACAGAGGCTCGCGCTGGAGAGATTCCAGTTAGATATATTATTTTAAATCCTGCAGATATTCAGGCCATTGGTTCTGCTTCATTTGTAACCCCCCAATATGTAAAAGTGTTGAACGATTTTGAAATGCAAATTTTAACTAATCCGGAGAATGATCAGGATAAAGAGCTTGCTCAAAAAGTAAAGAATTTAAAAGATTTAAAAAATACAAGTAGTATCACACAGTCAAACCAGTACATGATCTTTGAACTAGAACCAGAAAGATTTGTACCTATTTTTTATAAAAAACAAGACTATGAACCGTTTAGTGTGCCAATGGGTTTCCCAGTTCTTGAAGATATCAATTATAAGCAAGAACTAAAAAATATGGATATGGCAATTAGTCGGACCATACAGCAAACAGTGTTGCTAGTTACGATGGGAAATGATGAAGTTGGTATGCCTACTAAAGACCAAATTGGAACACTGAGAAAAATATTTGAAAACGAAAGTGTTGGACGTATTTTAGTTACTGACTATACTACGAATATTAAGTTTATTATTCCAGAGATTAGTAGTATTTTAGACCCTAAGAAATATGAAGTTGTAGATCGTGACATTCGTTATGGTCTTAATAATGTTCTTTTCGGAGAAGAGAAGTACGCTAATACTAATACAAAAATTGAAGTATTCTTATCTCGTCTAAAACATGCACGCGAAACTTTCATGCACGACTTTTTGATGCCAGAGATGAAAAAAATTGGGAGAAATCTTGGTTTTAAAAACTTACCAACAGCACGTTTCAAGGATGCTGACTTCAAGAGCGATGCAAACTTAACGCGCGTTTATTCAAGACTTATCGAACTTGGAGTACTTACTCCAGAAGAGGGTATTACAGCTATAGACACTGGAAGATTACCCTTACCAGAAGAAAGCGTAGAATCTCAAAAGGGGTTTCAAAAACTTCAAGATGATGGTTTGTATCAGCCGCTATTAAATAAACCGCAACAACAATCAACGGGTCGCCCCACTGGAACAGGAACTCCACAAACAACAAAGGCCCCAAGATCAACTCCTACCGCTGTAAAAGCATCGGAGCCAAAACCTAAAATTAATGCAGACCTTGTTGCTAAAAATTTAGTTAAGTTTGATAACCTTGTTGTCGGCGTAGAAACGGCTTTAAAAGAAAAATACAATCGTAAAAGACTTACAAAAGAACAAAAAGAAATTATCGAGACAATTGCTGAAACAATTGCAACCAATGAAGTTCCAAAAGAATGGTTAAATAAAATCAACGATTATATTAATAAGCCAGTTCAAGTAAGTGTAAATATGGAAAGAATTAATGAAATTGCCGCTGAATATGGACTAGACTATAAGACTGCAATTTTATTGTATCATAGCCAATTAGAATAATATGAATAAGAGTTTAATTAGAAAAAATCAATTACATCCAGATATTTCTGATTTAGTCAGTGGTTATGGGGATAATTTTTTTATAACTCCAGCTGAATTAAATTCTACCATAATCGCCGCTCAATCCGCTCAAGGAGCAGTATTAATTAGTGGAGATCAAACTATTACCGGGATTAAAACTTTTATATCTCGCCCAACTGTTAATGGAATAGGGGTTCTTGTAAGTGGTGAAGCCGTCGCGCAACTTCCAAACACAATTGTTTACAGCACTGGCAATCAAACAATTAGCGGCGTAAAAACTTTCGCTACTGGAATCTTTGCTCCTAATCTTGTTTACAATACCGGTAATCAAACGATTAGTGGCATAAAAACGTTTGCGTCTCGTCCGACTTTCAATGGAACAGGTGTTCTTGTAAGTGGAGATTCCGCCCCGGCCATCGCTGCTAATTATATCACTGTCACGGTAACTAATAATTCCGGTACTAATGGAACAAATTTATTGGCAGCTTATACAAGAGCAAAAACAACATTACCTAATGGTAACGCACTTTCCGCGACAAATCGGTTGGCAATTATTTTGCCACCAGCGATTTACGATCTTGGGACGCAAAGTTTAATTCTCGATACTCAATATATTGATATAGTTGGTTCTACTCCAGATAGAAGTAAACACTATATTAAAAGCAATGTCGGGGTAATAGATAGTGGTACTGTCCAACAAACTGCAAACAATGTTAAGCTATACAATTTAACAATAGAAAATGTAAATAATACTTATTCTCCTCTACAGGATGATGAAACAGATCCAGCTGCATATTTTCCCGACGATGATTTAAATAACACGTATTTAGAGAATATAAATTTTATTGCAAATGATACTAATGTTTGGTCGATGCGTGTTAGCACAGAGTACTCAGGAACTTTTAAAGATTGCACTGGTGGAGGGGGTGCATTCGGCGGAAATGTAAGTCCAGGTGGAACAGCAAGCGGAACTTTCACAAATTGCACTGGTGGACATTATTCATTCGGCTCTCAGGGAACCACAAGCGGAACTTTCACAAATTGTACTGGTGGAAATGATGCATTCGGTGGGGCGGGAGGTTCAGCAAGCGGAATTTTCACAAATTGCACTGGTGGAAGTGATTCATTCGGCGCTCAGGGTTCAGCAAGCGGAACTTTCACAAATTGCACTGGTGGACAGTTCTCATTCGGAGAATCTGGAAGCGCAAGCGGAACTTTCACAAATTGTATTGGTGGAGATTCTTCATTTGGCGCTAATGGAGTAGCAAGCGGAATTTTCACAAATTGTATTGGTGGAGGAGATACTGTATTCGGCGGAAGTGGAACAGCAAGCGGAACTTTCAAATATTGCACTTGTGATGGATCTGGATCATTCGGCGGAGATAATGGAACAGCAAGCGGAGCTTTCATAAATTGCACGGGTGGATATAATGCATTCGGCGGCGGAGGTGGAACAGCAATCGGAACTTTCACAAATTGCACTGGTGGAGATGGCTCTTTTAACTTATAATAAATTATGGTAACATACGCAAAAACACAAAAAGATGGAACTTTTAAAAAAATAAGCGTTTTAAAAGACGAGAGCGGTAAACGCAACAGAGAAGAATCCGACCCGTCGTCAGAAGAATCTGATATTTTAGAAAACCATTACGATAATATAACTGCAAGTTTAACTGATTATGAAACTTTAATTAGTTTTGATGTAAATAATATTGAAAATCTCGGTGGTATTTTAAATTATAGAAATTCTAAAGGAGATCATAAACAGTTGAGGTATTAATATGGCCACTCAAGTATTTCATTTTTCAAACACAGGAATATCATCTGGTCAAGGATTTTATCTTAAAGAAGGTCAATCCCGTATTCTTTTAAGAAATCTTGTACTTGATTCTAATTCTTCAATTTCTGGAAATAATTTGGTTTACAACAATGGAAATCAAACAATTAGTGGCGTAAAAACTTTCGCTACTGAAATTGTTGCGCCGAATATTGTTTATAATACTGGCAACCAAACAATTAGTGGCGTAAAAACTTTTGCTACTGGAATTGTTGCGCCGAATATTGTTTATAATACTGGCAACCAAACAATCAGCGGCGTAAAAACTTTCGCTAATAGCGGAATATTTAATAGCGGCATTGATTTACGAGGATCTAAATTAGTAAATTTTACACAAGATATTATTAATGTAAATAGTAATTTTCTAATTTCTGGTAATTCTAATTCTGATTTTATTTTAGCAAATTCTGCGAATCAAATAACTGGGACTATAGTGAGTGGAAACGTAAATGGATTTAATGCTTCAATAATCCAAATTGGTGCTGGTAACATTCGAATTACCGGAAGCGGTTCTGACGTTAGAATAAATAGTTTTAGCAATAGGTTTAGAACTTCTGGTCAATATGCACAGGTTAGTATTCTCCATACTGGAAATAATGGTTACATAATGTATGGAAATACCGCTGTATAATTAATTATTTAATATAATAATTAAATTTTTGTAAAAGAGTGTAATAGTAATATTATGGTTCCAGCAATTTATAATTTACCAACAGGATATCGGGGCGACAGTTATGGCCCAATAGTATTTAAATTATTAGATAGCTCTGGAAGTGCTGTTAATGTTAGTGGCGTTACCGGCGCGCTTCAAGTCAAAGAGGCGGCTGGATTACCAACGGTCTTATCGTGGACAACGGTTGATAGTTCAATGTTTATTGGCGGCGTTTCTGGAAACGAAATTCGCCTAAACCCAAAACCTGGAAAGTGCATGTTAATTGGGCCAGATACTTTTGTTTATGATTTACAATTGTCTTCTGGTGATACGACTAGAACATATTTAAAAGGACAATTCCCTATTGATGGTGATATAACAAACATATAAAATGAATATATTTGATATAGACTTAAATGAATTAATTATTGAGGTTTATCAAGAATTTGATTCTCAATTAACTCAAGTTCAAACAGTTAACGTAGAAAATTACGCTCCAGTTCAAAGTGTTAATGGTAAAATTGGGTGGGTAGTTATTGATAAAAATGATGTTGGGCTTTCTAACGTCGAGAACGTAAGTATTTTGGGTGCGAGTGGAAATATACAAAACCAAATTAATAATTTGAGCGGCGATACGAACGCTAATTTTTATCCGCGTAGTAATCCAAGCGGATTCGTTACAGGCGTAAATCTTTCGGCATATGTCACTACAGGTCAAACAGGCGATTTTTATCCGCGTAGTAATCCGAGTGGGTTCGTTACGGG